GCATCACGGTGATAATGTTGACGCTATTGAACGGTTGCGCAGCGCAGGCAAACTACGAGACTAGCAGAGCAATTTGCCGAGAACTTGCGCGTGACTTGCCGACTTACAGCACAAAAGATACGCCCGCAACTCTCGAATCGGGCGCACGGTTTATAGACGTTTTTAATGCTGTGTGTCCTAATTGATGATGGCTACTAGGGTAACCACCCATACAAGCACGTTTATAAATATAACTGCGGCTATAAAGTGTAAGCGGTTCATTGGTTTTTTTCCTTTAGTTTTGCTTCTATCATAGACATTTGTTTAATAATTGTTGCGGGTGTGATCGGCAGGATCGGCAGGCTGCGTTCATTTCGCCTCCATTATTGCTTGCTTAATCATGGTTTGTATGGCTGTGTTCTGTTGCGTAGCACCATCTCTTGTAAAATGGGCTTTTCCTAATCTGACGCTTCTATAATCGTAATCATCACCAGCCCATTCCTTCCCGATAACATCTTCTCGTTGCCTAAATTCCAGTATCCAATACATTTGGCCGACATTCATCACAGTCGCATCAACAAGAGGCATTGGAAACTTTATACCCGCCAGCTCGCACATTTTGATGGGTGGGCTAGTCGGCTCATCACCCACTACATATACCAAATTTGGATAATCAAAAAGTCTGTTAGCTTTGGTGCTAATCCATTTACATTGATTAGTTTCCCAGTGCCATACCTGCAACGACATATCATCTAATAGTTGCTTAATTAGCTCTGCTTGTGGGTGCTTCATATTATTTCCTTACTTTTTGATTGTGTGGGAATGTTGCTCTTGCTTCTATCTTCTATCTTTGCAATTATGTGATTGCTTACATCAAAGCCATGATTTTCAATGATTCGTAGCTTGATTTTGTCAATCTGCATGCGTTCAGAATTTGTTCCTAGATATTTATAAAGCAAATAATTAAGGAACTCCATTTCGGCTTTCAGCTTAACTCGGGTCATCTTATCCTCTGTATATGTTCCAAATACCTTAAATTAACGACACGTTGTTGCGTCATGTGTTTTTCTCCTTAAGTTTGGCTTCAATCGCATCGTTCATAGTGAATCCTTTGCACAAAAATATAAGATAACCGAAAGCACTAAAACAGCACCAGTGATTGCGCCCATGTCTCCAAACAATCTGTACCCGATGTAAGTCGTTGCTAACATAGCAATTGGTATAGACGCTATTCCTAGCGCAAATTTATTGATTTTCATATTATTCCCTTTATATGGGTTAAATAACGCTGATTAACGACACGTTGTTGCTTCATGTTTCTGATAGGTACAAGTGCACGATTAATTGCATCGTAACGCGCACCGATTTCCCTACTTAAAATTTCTGCATCGCTTAACTTACGAGCTTCAAGTCTGCAAGAAATCGGAAATTCTGCGTCAATTTCGTCTCCGATACTAAACGCAGCCAAAGATCGGGTGCATTTAGATTTTTTCCAACTTGAAACGTAAATAATGTGGTGTTTTCGCAAAGCAGCAACGGCAACATTAATCGCTCGAGCAAGTAAATCGGGCAAAAGCTCGCCTATTGCTTCTCGCGTTAAATTTTTATTTTTCTGCAACAATATTAAAATCTGTGATGCAGCAGAATCCTTTTTCTCAAGGTAATACTCAACATCTCTCATAATGCCCCCAAAGATTTGTAATAAGCCCATTTTTCTTGGTATTCAGGCAACTCAGAGGGTGGCACAAAGCCAAGCCGTTTAAAAGTTGACAACACGTCGGTTGCTGCTGCGGGTGTATAAGCTACATGGTCTTTCGGGTAAGTTAACATTTGGTTTCTCCTTAAGTTTTACTTCAATTTATACTTGTCCCTGCATGGTGCGCAAGCGTCACTGATCAATCTGCTTGTCCATTCTCCGCACAAATCGCAATCACCCTCCATGCCTTTGTCTAGCTTTGCGGCATTGCTAATTTCCTGCAACTTTGCGTCAATGGCAATTTGAGTGCGGTCATTGGTTATGTCAACGTCATCGCTCATCAGACAAAGCAAGCCAGTAGAAGCGTCAGGAACGCCATAGAAGCCACACAGTACGCAAGGCAAGGTGTAACGTTAGCCCCGTGCTTTTCTTTGCTGTATTCGCCTGTAATCATTGTGTTTCTCCGTTAATGTGTAAACAATATTAACACACTATTTACACTGTTTAATAGGTACTTACCCTACTCTGTAAACATAAATTTGGCGCGGTCCAGCCTGGTACTCAGCTGGTGCAACTTTTGAACGAAAAAGTTTGCCACTCTTAATCATGCGTAGCAGCGTAATTTTTACTGTTTCTTCTTTTAGATGTAATGCTAATGCAATTTCATTCGTATTTTTGTCTGCGTTTTTGGTTAAATAAGCAAGAATATCTTTTGAGATCATGTTGATTCCTAAAATTCAAATGTTTTTAATTCGTAGCGGTTGCTAGAATTCTTCCACCAGCCATGCACAATGACACGCCAGTTAGACCGTATCATCTCAGGCAATGCGGGTGCGTTCTCAATTTTTTTAATGCGTGCTGACATATTACTTTTGCTTGTTACCTGTACCGCAAGCGTTTTACCGTTGCCAACAGCTAGTAAATCTATGCAACCGTACAGGTCGTGTTTGCGTTTAGTGAAAGCGTTGTAATACTCTACTGTCGCAACGGTGTAGCCGTCTTTCTCTAGCATTTTTTTTGAGCGCAACGATAAACTCATAATATCTGCCCTAAAACTTTGTTAAGCGCATTAAGCTCGGTCATCTTCATAACTCGCCACATATTTTTCTGCCCGTGAATGCCATTTAAAGAACCTTGGTGGCAATCTTTACACAGAGGTATGCAAAGGTACTGCTTGTGTTGCTCGATGTGGTGTGCATCGCTTGGCGGGGGCGCATCGCACACAGCACACGGTAGTGACTTAATCATGCCAAGGTGCTTGCGTTCTTTTGCGTTCAATTTATTGTTCATCGCCGTACATCTTTTGTAGTTCATCGTCATACATCTTTTGTAGTAGCACAATCGCATCTTTCAATATGTCTAACCGTGTAATCGTATGCGTATTACTAAAATACTCACTACTTTTTAACGTTACTTCGTCTTTATTTTCATCAAAGAATATTGCAATCGCTCTCATTATCTTGCTCCGTGTATTCTTTATAAAGTGTTGCTCGGTCAATGCGTGTCGCGTGTTCTAAAAAGTCAAACATTCTTGCGCCTTGTGCTTTGTTTGGGTACGCAGACTTAACTAGTCGGTAGCGACAATCTACACACTTATTGTTGTAGGTTGAACCGCTAAGTTCACATATGTTGCATTGCATCAGAAAGGTAAATCTGAACCTATATCAGCTAATTCTTGTGGCTTTGCTTGCTGAGCAGGCTTTTCTTGCGTATCACCTTTACCAGTCAACCCAACGTCTTGCACAATTCCCTCTAACGACACACCTTGCGTACCATCTTTTGATGTGTACTGGTTAACGTTTACATCTGATATCTCAGCGTAGATCAATTGTCCTTTTGCAAGATATGGAGCAAGCGATTCCGCACGTTTACCAAAAAGTGATGCGCGTACCCATTGTGATTTCTTTTCTTTGCTGTAGTTGTACGCAAGACTTAGTTGCAGTACAGCCATGCCACCCGATGAATAACGTAATTCAGGTTCGTTCCCGATTCTTGCTAATCCTAATAATTTCATACTTCCTCCGTTGTTAACTGCTCAAACATCTGTTCAACTTCATTTAAAAACTTTACTGCTTCAGCCTCGACATTTTTAATCTCGTCTGCGGTTGGCTCGTACAACCTGATAAACAATTGTTTGCCTTTTGGCATGCGGGGGTCAAATGATGCGAACCATACTGCTTTTCCTGTACAAGCTGATTGAACGCTCATCTGCGGTTTGTATTCTTCGGGAATAACACCGCCAAGCAAGTATTTAAGATGTGTTGAGGTAGTCGGGCATTTAATCTCAATCGCACGACCATCGTTTACAAACCCATCAGGTGACGCACCAAAGAATTCAATCATCGGGTGATCAATAAATCCAACGTCTGTAACCTTTAACCCAGTCTTTAACTCAAATGCTTCTTTAGCCATCGATTCGTGGTCGATGCCCCACTGCATTGCACCGTTTACAAACTTCGGCACAATGTTATCAGTTAACCGTTCCGCAAGTATTTCAATCTTAAGGTCTTTGCGTGCAGCAGAATCGCCACCACCTTTTAGATACGACATTGCCGAGGCCATGCGTGAAGCTGTCAACTTGCCTATTCTTGCGTTAAACCAAGCACCATTTCCCTGCTGTGCGTTTTCTTCTCTCATGCTTCACCTTTAATTTGTTTACCTAATGTGGCAACCTCTGTTTTGATAGACGCACGCTCAGGCGCAGTCAATTCAGCCCACAGCCCTTTAACTTCGGCTTCCGTAGTCATTCCTGACAACAACGCTAACAACTCAGGTTTTCCTCGTGGTTCAGGTTCTGGCTCAGGCTCAATATGTGGCAAGTCTTCACCCGCATAAATATACAATCCTAACCCGTGACAAGCTACAGCTTTTACCAAACATCTCATCATGTTTTTGTTGACCTGAAACGAATCTGGGTTTTTGATTGCCTGGTTGCGATTATCCATGACTGGTAGGTGCATGGTTATAGGCTTTTCAAATGCGGTAACGGTGCATGACACCATCATTGATTCACCAAACATTTGCGGTTCGTGAAACACCCAGTTGGCAGTTTGGTCTTGACGCATAAGTTGGTCAACAGCGTGTGCCCAAGAAAGGTAAGATAAATTATTTTTTTTCTCAATGTGTTTGCCAATGTCAATCTTGGCTAATTGTTCAAAATGGTTCATTTAGTTCTCCGATTAAGTTTGTATTTTGCGTAACGAGTGCCGTTACCGTCTAGCATTATGGTCGTTATATCAAAGCCTTTGCCCCGCAGTTTAAATACAATGTCAGCAAGCCGTGTTGCACGAAATAATTCAAACGCTTGCCAACTGGTGATGGTCTTGCCTTTTTTGAGGTGAGTAAACACCGAATCAATCTTAGTCATAGCGCCTCCACGGTTATGCGGTACACAGTACCGTTCTTGTCGACAACCTCTAGCATGCGCTTACCCACTTGCGAATAAACGTCATACGCGTGCTCTGCGTGCTCTACACAATCAGAGTCACGCAACGCGTTTAAGCATACATCTGCGATTTGGTCTGAATACACAAACATGGATTTAGTTTTCATTGATATCCTCCAAATATTCATTACGATTTACACCGAAGTATTGCTCAACTTCTTGTGGCTCAATTGTTTGTATAACTTCCCATTCATCAGGAGTCACGTCTAGCAACGCATCATCAATATGGTCATCGTCTTTTGCGTACACAACAGCGCACACTTTTTGCACGCGGGTTGAGTAAATTTTGTACATTGGCATTTGGTTTCTCCGTTGTATGGTTTACAATTTTTTAGTGTATTGGGCTATGGCTTGTTTTAAAAACAACAAAGATTGTTGAGAGGTGTTGCGTGACTCTTTCTCCGCAATCTTACGCAACTGATCAAGCGTTTCTTTCTCAATGCGAATGTTTAAAAATTGATTTTTTAATAACATGATTACTCCTTTTCAATGTAACGATTGAGCCGCACTGTTTGCAGTTGCTAACGCTTTCATCACAATTCGAATTGTTGCCATTTTCATAGCGTCAACGTTAACATTTTTAGCCAAATTTTCAAGTTCATTAAGCGATGCTAATGCCGCATTTATTCGTATTTGCACGTCATAAACCGCGTTTGCATAAAGGTCTGGGCGTTTAATGACAATTTCCATTGGCTGATAATTGCGCACACCCGTTTCGTTTATAACGTTAACAAATGCGGTTTGTGCCTGATTTTCATTGTCTAACACAACCTTAACTGAGCGAATTAGATTGCGGGCTGTATGAGTCCGCCATTCCTCTGCTGCAACGCCATCGTTCCACTCAAACGCAGGGTGCAGTGGGGCTTTTTCTGGTCGCGATTCGTTAACTACATCTGATGCGATTAAAGCATTGTTTTTTGAATAAATGCGATCAAGTTCGTTGCCAACTAAATCGGCTGACACGTTTAATCGTGAACCTTCTTTAAATACAAATTTTCTTGCGTTGATTACTTTTAAGTTGCTCATTTTATTTCCTTTGATTTAGATTAAATTGCCTGCCTTGCCGCTCCTAGCCTAGCCTCGCCACGCCTGCCTGGCCTCGCCTTGCCTTACCATGCCGTGCCGTGCCTGCCTTGTCTTGCCTGCCTTGCCATGCCTGGCCAAGCCATGCCGTGCCGTGCCCCGCCTGCCTTGTCTTGCCACGCCCCGCCTGACCTCGCCTTGCCTGCCTTGCCCCACCGCGCCCCGCCATGCCTGCCCTGCCCTGCCACGCCGCGCCCGGCCGCGCCATGCCTGCCTTGCCTTGCCACGCCTGCCTTGTCTTGCCTCGCCCCGCCATGCCACTCCAGGCCTGGCCCCGCCCCGCCTGCCATGTAAAGCCAAGTTAAAAAAATAAATCGACTAATCTAACTTAAAAGTACCCCAGCCCAACCCTGCGCTGTCTCGTGAATCCGGGCGACCTTCACCAATACCAACCTGCAAACCCACGCGCGACATCAAGTTAGTCACATCTTGCAAAGTAAACTGGTCAGCATCGTATGCAACACGTACTTTTGATGTCCATTGACGCCACATTGGGCGAATTCGAATATCAGCAACACCTGTAGCATTGCGAACGGCCATTTCGGTGCGTTCAGGTGTGCCTTCAAATCGAATGAGTGGAATACCATCAATGCGGTCAAAGCCGTCTGCTTGCACAAATACAGATAATTTAGCCAATGTCATTTTAAAACCAACTAATCTGCAAGCTGAAATCATGGCCTGCCGAAATGCGGAAGCAGGAATACCTTGCCAACCTTCAACCGAAATATGTTTAGCCTGCTCTAAGTCGTCGTCAAAATCTCGTGCAGGCTTGGCTCGTGATTTGTTAGCCACGCTTCCCATTGCCATTTTTGCCATCATTGCTTGCATAGCCTTGCCTGA